CTAACTTACTGATTTCAATAATGCTCTGGCACTGCTATGTATGCTTTGGGGCATCTGTGGGGCAAAATCCGCGAGCCTCTGATTCAGCATTGCGATCTGCTCACTACTGCTGTCTGCCATCCACGCACCGTATACGTTGAAGACCATCTGGGCGCTCGCATGGCCCATCTGACTGGCAATGAAGCTGGGGTTAGCGCCAGCTGACAGTGACCAGCATGCATACGTGTGACGCGACTGATATGCTTTCCTGTGCCTTATCCCTGCTCGCTTCATCGTCGCGTCCCATAAATCACCTATCGAGTCGACTTTGTAGATGATCCCCACCTGCTGACATCTTCTGACCAGTTGAGGGTTGAAAACAAATGTACACTTGTGGCTCTCAGTTCTGCCGTATTCGCGCAGTTGAACATCGATCTGATGCTTTTTTCCAAGCCTAGTCATTTCCGCCTGATTCCTCAGGACGTTTATTGCAGGCTGGATGAGGTGTATCACTCTGTTAGTACTCGCCTCAGTTTTCGGTAGAGTGAATTCACCCAGTTTTGTATAATTACGCCTGATTGTTATTGTTCCAGCTTCAAGATCGATATCCTCCCAGGCCAGGGAGGTCAGCTCCCCATGACGGACCCCTGTGTATACTGCGAGTGACCACAGGTTTTTCGTCTGCTGATGCCGGCATGCATCAATCAGGCGAATAAATTCGTCACGAGTTAGTGGATCTGGCTCTGCCCTGGCTTTTTTAAGAGGCTTTATCCCGTCGAATGGGTTCACCTCTAAGTAACCGTGATCTGCGGCAAACTGAAACATTCCGGCAATAGTTGTCATGTAATAATTTACGGTGACAACACTTCGTCCTTTTGCCGGGACCTTCCCCTTCATTGGCATCTGGTGACCGATCAGTAAATCTTTCCTGATATACAGTAATTCCTCTTTAGTCACCGCCGATACCAGCCGATTCCCCCCGATCCTTGGCACCATATTCCTTGTGACCGACTCATAACGGTTGAGTGCGTTCGCGCAGATTTCCATTCTCTTCAGATCCAGCCACTTTTCGGCAAGCTCTGACACTGTAATTTCTTTCTTCCCCACCCCAAAAGTCTTGAGGTTAGGGGAGTCCGGAAACTGTGCCGCGTACTCAAATGTGCCTGTTCTGATGGCAAAACATACCGATGTCCGCAGTTCCCCGGCGATCTTTCTGTTCTTAGCGGTGTCAGGGACACCGAGGCTCTCCCTGACACGCTTACCTTTGAAATTAAACCAGATGCGCAATGTGCCACCGTGGTTTTCGACGCCTGTTGGATATGTAACTTTATCCATTGATTCCTCCAGACGCCCAAGAGCGATATGAGATTACCTTTTTCATGGCCTCAGATCACCCAGGCTGTTTGTTTTTCATTGAGGCCACCCACGCATCGACCGCTTTACGGTTGTACATGCACTCGCTGGAAGGTTTCGGATTTCCGTCCGGTGAAACGTGCACATATTCCCGCCCAACCATCCAGCATTCTTTTCTGGCCCGGAGGATGGTTCCGGGCTTGAGCCCGGTAACCGCAATCAGAACCTTTTCGCTAACCCAGTCATTCGGTACCAGAAGAACAACGTCGCTCATAATCACCTCACACTACATCCAGGCCACGGCAGTGGCACCACACTTCAAACATCCGCTTAACCACTTCCCGGCAATAAAGCCCCTGAATATCCCGTGTCAGGTCGTAACGATTTCCGTATCGCATACGTACCCATATTTCAAACGCTGTATTCATCGTGCCGCCTCCCTGATTGCAGTTCTGTAAGCGCGTAATGCATCACGGCTTTTACCTGAAATAACTGTTTTCAGGATGAAAGTTCCGTGCCGTGAACGCACTACGGCTGGCACCAGAAACAGAGTGTTTTCAACTACCCTGTTATGCTTCCGGTACTCGAATACGGTGCTGGAGATAACGATATTTGCTACAGCGCCATAGTCCTGGTATTGGATTTTCATTCAGCGTACCCCGGCAGGCTTTGTTGCTTTGAGTTCGTCACGTTCTTTGACGTAGCGCTCGTGCATCGCGTCCCATTTTTCACACCATTTTTCCATTTCTCGCTTGCGCGCCAGAATACGACGCAGACGGCGAACACAACGCTGGTGGGCGGCCAGATACTCAGCCTTTGTTTTCCCGTCTCGCCATACCTCCATATCATCGCGATCAATACGCACCCGTGGGTGACGCTGCGGAAAACCTGAACGCTCAAAAGCTTCGGTGGTCATGAAGAAAGCCAGATAGCGGATCGCCGTATCTCGCGTGAAGCATTTTTTGATACGACCGTGGCGTACCGCCACGTACAGAGGTCCAGCTGGCGTATCATGTTTCTGTAATGCCAGGTCAATCATGCTTACGGTGCGTTTATCTTTCATTTCCGGTCCTTAACTTTGCTGTATCGTTCGTGACTCATTACTTCCCAGTTCTTGCCGCCATCGCGGGAGAGTAGCCGCCAGCGATGGTTAACTTTGAGGCTCAAATTCCCGGAGCCGTGCATTCGGCAGGGGTGAATGCGCCTTGCCCTGAACTGGCTTAAAACGTGTACCGCTTTGAGGTGAACCCACTCAGGAATTCGTATCGCTGTAAGTGCCATCAGATCCCCCCATTTCATGACCCTCCGTTTTCGGAGCCTCCACTTTTTGTTTTTTGACGAACTCAACCAGCTCAGAAATGAGCTCGTCGATTAATGCCTTTCCGCTTTCTGTCAGGAACTCACCGCTGCCATTCACATCTACGGCGTTGCTGTAAATTCCTCTGATGGCTTTTACGCCGTCAATATTCCCGTATTCACTGAGAGCCAGCTTTTCGAATCGTCTCAACAGACCATCAAGCAGTATTTCTGTTAATTCGACGTTGTTTATTCCCCCCTTAGGCATATTAATAATGATGCAGGTGCTTCCGGTTTTACGCTGGTGGCGTAATAACGAGGCTTTAAGTATTCGGCGTCGATATGTTTCTATTAATTTATCCATTGCGCTGTTCTTCCTCCAAACTCATAACTATTTCTTCCTCCTTTTCGGTCCATCCGTGAATCTCAGCGGCCAGGTCATAAACCAGAGCACATAGAGTTTTAAGTTGAAATCGGTCGAGCTTGTCGTGATATTCATATAATGTTTGCGACAAACCAGATAACTGTTCTGCTTTGATATTCACACCCTGAATATCCTGCCTTTTAAAATGCTCATAATTACCGTCCATATGCTTTTTTAAGGTAAAGTCGAGCGATTACCTCGTAACCGCAGGCCGCATAAAGGCATGCTGTTCTATATGCCGATTTATCAATGATGAAAGTCATACGAAGCGCCTCACAGCCAAAGAAGCACCACCCGACCGTAAATTTTGATTTCTTTCTGTTCATCGGTATTAAGGATGAAAGTTTCGTAATGATGGTTATCAGAGATGATTTTTAATGAGCCATCAGCTAATGGCTCAATTCTCTTAATGAAAAGGCATGGGCGACCAAAAGCATCCATTGTGTAAACATAAATGCCAGAGGTAAGCGCACGTCCACCGCAATCAACGAAAGCCACAACCTCACATGGTTCGATGGTCGGCTGCATTGAATCACCTTCCATCCGGCAGCTTTGTACGCGGTTGCCAAAGTCATTGATGTTGTCAGATCCGAACAGCATTTGAGGGGTTTTAACTGGCTGATTAATTGCGACGGAATTTTGCATTTTCATTTCCTCAGGGTGAGTTTTTCCCCACCCTAAAAGGTGTTAATTTTGATTAATTGAGTTGGTTAATTAATTGGTTAGTTAGCTAACAGAAAACATTTTTTTAATATCAGGATGGTCATCTATGATTTTTTTAGCATCATCACATGCTTCTTCATAAGACTTGAAGAAATCAACCAGAACAAAATAATTATCTACACGTTCGTAGATAGCGAATTCCAAACCATCAATAAAAGTTGTGTTAAATTCGTAATCAAAATCATTCTGATGAGGCTGTGCAGCTCGTAAATAAATCCAGTGTGAATTTGCTGCTTTAAGCTTGGCGTGGATATCAAATGCCTGGCTCGCTGGGTTTGGTTGGGAGGTTGTATTCATCTCATTGGCTCCGTTGTTTGCCGATGAAATGAGAATACTTAAGTATTAATTGGAGGTCAATGGTATTAATACAAAAAGAATAATAGATTTCTTATGTATTTGTTATTGAAGATTATTTTAGTAATAAAAAAGCCGACACTATGGTCGGCTTGGTGCTTTTTTGGTAGCAGATCAGAAGATTGTTGATACCCAAAACAGCCTTCCTAAAACCTCAAGACTATCCATGTCTACTTCTTCGTCAGGGTATTCATCAGAGTTGTAGCTTCTGATTGTTACCTTATCTGGCCCAGATCTGTAGAGGATTTTTAACCTTTTCCATCCACCTTGGTTGATGCCGTAAATTTTACCATCCACGATACGCTTGTCATGGCAGTTTATGGCAACAGTTGAGCCATCAGCGATCACTGGCTCCATGCTATTTCCGTGTGCAGCAAAGCATAGAACGCCATCACCATCACTATTAGCTCCCACCTTTCGCAATGTTGCTTTGGAAAATCTAAGTTTTTTTCCATTGTAATCATCATTAAGGGCGCTGCCATCTCCACATGCGAACTCGATATCCTTCAAGTAAGGCACCTCTACCTCATCATCCTCAAGCGGCGTTTGCTTATCCCATGGATCTATACCAAACATTCTTTGTTCTGGCGTTTTTGCTGGCCCCATGGTGCCTTCACCAGTGCTTAACCATATGGGATCTACATCCAGTGCTTTGGCTATATCCACGATTTTTCCGCTGGACTGAGCTTTTCCTGAGGTTAGTTTTTGTATGGCCCCCTGGCTTACCCCAACCCTATGCGCTAATTGACTTTGAGTAGCCCCGGCATGAGCCATCGCCAGCCTTAGTCTTTCTGCAAGTGTGTTCATCCTAGTATCTCCAATTTTTATGCATATTTAATACCACAGGATTAACCATGGCAAGCGGATAATACTTGATTAATTATTCCTTTGGTATTATTTTATATCTTTAATATTAATACTAAGGGCTTTGTTATGACTGATGAGGTGTTTGAATCCCCAATGGCGAAAGCCGTGTACGTTGCTGGTGGTCAAAGTTCGCTTGCTAAAAAGGTTGGCGTTACGCAAGGGGCCGTCTGGAAGTGGGTCAGGGGGATCAAGAAAGTTTCTCCGGTCCATGCAGTGGCAGTATCAAACGCAGTTAATGGAATTGTTAAGCCTCATGAACTGCGGCCTGATTTGCCGACTCTTTTCCCGCACCCGGGCAATGAGGTGTGATATGTCGCACTCAATCACTACCGAAAACCAAATTAAGCAATTGGATATCGATTATCGCGATCCGCGCGGTGTGATTGTGCATGTCACCGGTTGGAATCGGGATAAGCAGCAGGTTTATTTCACCAGGCAGAATTATCCGCATGAATGTATGCAGCCTGTCTGGAAGTTCCAACAATATTTTACGAAGGTCTCGGAGGCGCAAAATGCGTGATTACGGAAAGGTGTCTCCTCACTTCTGGATTGGCAGAACAGGCAAAGAGCTGCGTCAGGCTGGGCCAGAGTCACAGCTTGTGGCGTTGTACCTGCTTACCAGTCCGCACGCCAATATGATCGGTCTTTATTACATGCCCCTTGCGTTCCTGTCTCATGAGACTGGATTAACCATGGAAGGGGCTAAGAAGGGGCTTAATAGTGCCATTAAAGCCGGGTTTTGTAAGTACGACGAGCATTCAGAGATGGTGTGGGTCATCGAAATGGCAACGCATCAAATCGGCGAGGCACTGAAACCCGGAGACAAGCGCTGTACAGGAGTACAAAACGAGTACAACAAAGTATCGGATAACCTTTTTCTTTCAGAGTTTTACGAGAAATATTCGAAGCAGTTCAATATGACTTGTCCCCGTAGTAGTGAGCTCCAGATCCCGGATGTAAATGAAGGGGCTTCAAAGGGGCTTGCAAGCCAAGAGCAGGAACAGGAGCAGGAGAAAGAACAAGATCAAACTAATTTGTCCGATTCGAATCGGACCGATGGCGATAAACCTGACGATTCGAAAGGTAAACCTGCACAGGAAAAGCCTGATTCAGAATCTGAAGATGCTGAGTGCCTAGATCCAGTCGATGCCGCTTTCGAAAATATTTTTTGGGGGGCAGGCCTGAGGAAGGATGCCAAGGTCAAGGCTAAGTCAGCGTTCAGGACCAAATATCGCGACTGGAAAAAAGCGAACCGAGGTACACCTGATAACTTCGCCGTTATGCTGGCTGAAGATATCAGCCTACGAGTGAAAGCACAGCAAATGGGGTTCGACAAACTCCTGCCAGCGTCATACCTGAACGGAGAGCGGTGGAACGATGAAAAACCAAATGTAGCTCCTCAGATATCCGCAAGCGCAAACGCCGTCGGTGGGACAGGGGCTTCCTGGTTCGCCAAACCAAGTGACGGTTCGGCTGAGGTTTTTATCAGCCAGGCAGCCATTGACCGCATGAAGCGCGGAGCTAACCGACCATGAAAAGCATCCTCAAACGTCTACTGGTTTCCGGCTATAACCGCGGCTTTCTGCGTGATGAGTTCGTGACTATGTGCTTTATCAAATTCGATTTACGGAGTGTGTGATGACCCCTGCTGAGTTATCTGAAAAATTGTGGGACAACGCCGAAAGAGTTGCGAAATACCTGCTTCCACGAGGACACCTTGAGGGCAAGGAGTGGTGTGCTGGCAATACCAATGGTGATGCCGGTAAGAGCCTGAAAATTAATCTCGGGGGTAAGAAAACTTGGGCAGATTTTGCAAGTGGCGATAGCGGAGACCTGCTTGATCTCTGGGTGTTGGTGCGTAACTGCCAACTACACGACGCAATGCGAGAAGCGAAAGAATTCCTTGGTCTGAAGGACGACGATAACCACTTTGAGGCGAAGAAAAAGACCTTCTCTCGCCCAACCAAAAAAGGCGTTAAAAAAGCGAGTCATTGCTACGACTACCTTTCTTCCCGTGGCATCACCCGAGAGACAGCTGATCAATTCCGTGTTTCGGACGCAGTCGTCTGGTACCACGATGAAAACCGCGAAATTCCGGCAGTGGCGTTCCCGTATCTTCGCAACGGTGAGCTGTTGCAGGTAAAGCGAATCGGCACTGAACGACCAAATGGCAAAAAGTTGATCATGGCTGAGGCTGATTGCGAGCCATGTCTGTTTGGCTGGCAGGCTATGGACGCGAAAGCTCGCGCTGTTGTGCTTTGCGAAGGAGAGATTGACTGTATGACCTACTCGCAATTCGGTATCAGTGCTCTATCGGTACCGTTCGGCGGTGGAAAAGGGGCCAAACAGCAATGGATCGAATACGAGTATCACAACCTCGACCGATTCGAAGAAATTTGGTTAAGCCTCGATAACGATGATGTAGGGCGCGAAGCCGCAAAAGAAATTGCTCGTCGCCTGGGGGAGCATCGTTGCCGCCTGGTAGAGCTGCCGCACAAAGATATCAACGAATGTCTGACCTCCGGGATGAGCGAGGATGAAATCTGGCACTACTTGGGGACCGCTAAATTCTTCGACCCTGATGAACTCTGCTCTGCGGGTGATCTCCTTCAGGAAACACTGGATGCATTCGAGCATCGAGATGTTGGATTATTTTCCAGCCCGTGGGATTCGCTGAACAGTAATTTCAAATTCCGCGCCGGAGAGCTGACGCTGGTTAACGGAGTAAACGGCCACGGAAAAACCGAGCTGGTGGGACATATCGCCGTCAATGCCATGAGCCAGGGAGTCCGGGTATGCATTGCCTCGCTGGAGCTTAAGCCTGGGAAAATGTTGGCTCGTCTTACCCGGCAAACCATTTGTAGAAAAAACCCAGAACGTACTGAAATCATCATGACTAACGAGTGGTTTTCTGATCGTCTTTGGGTGTTCAAACTCACCGGAACAGCCAAGGCCGATCGACTGTTGGAAATATTTGCCTATGCCAGACGCCGCTATGGAATCGATCTTTTCGTTATCGACAACTTGGCAAAATGTGGACTCGATGAGGAGGACTACGGTGGACAAAAAGAATTTATCGATACCCTCTGCGACTTTAAAAACGAGCACAACTGCCATGTTCTGCTAGTAACGCATGCCAGAAAAACAAACGAAGCTGCACCAACAGGGAAAATGGATGTTAAAGGCACTGGCGCTTTAACTGACATGCCCGACAACGTTATGGCCGTCTGGCGTAATATCCCGCGCGAACTGGCCCAGCGCAAAGCTGAAAGAATGGGGTATGAGAGTCTTGATAAGGACGAACAGACTGCTATCCAAATGCCCGCCTCGATGATTCGCCTGTTGAAACAACGTGAAGGGGAGGGCTGGATCGGAGACATAGGGGCCAACTTTGATTCCCGCTCACACCAGTTTATCGAGGGTGATAAAGGGCCCTTCAATTACTTGGCCGGCAAACAGCAAAGTGAACTTGATATTGAGTGGGAAGCCACCAACGCAACGAGGTATTAAAATGGATCGCCTAATTAGAGAAATGTCGTATCTCTTTACCAAGCAGCGTTTTTTGGAGCTTCAGGAAACAGCAAAAGACATCGCAATCGTTCATAGTGATTTCCCTGAGTGTTTCGGTCTTATTGCTGACGCCATCGCTGAATTTGTTGAAGACACTCCTGATGATGAGTGGCGAGAGCATGAAAAAATCCTTATGCACTACGTTGCTATGCGTGTTCTGACGCTGTGGGGTAACGGCGATAAAGTGACTGATGTCCAGTGGGCGCACCCTGGCTGGTTTGGCACTGCTGAAAAGGGGGAAACCATTCAATGAAGTTGGAAACATCACTCAAACATTTCAGCCCTCAGGGTATGCACATCAGCGACGACGTGAAAGGAACCTCTCCGGATCGTCTCACCGGCACTGATGTTATGGCGGCGATTGGTACCACCAGCAGCCGTGCACGCTTCGGCCTGGCTGCTTTCTTCGGCAAGTCCGGCATCAGCAAAACAGATGAACAGCTCGCAGTTCAGGCGCTGGCGCAGGTTGCTATCAAAAACGCTCCTAAAAATGTCCGCAAAGCCGCTGGCGACAAGCTCGGAGCATGCATGTTGACGCTGGCGCAGTTTGCCTTTGCTGATTACTCCCGTTCGGCGGCTACCAGCGTGACATGTCACAGTTGCAGCGGTACCGGTTTTATCTCCGGGAATGAGGATGTGGTTAAACATCCTGGTATCTTCGACGATGACGGTGCCGAAGTGGTGGCCCCGAAGATTAAAAATGAGCTGGTGAAAAGGGTTTGCGAAACCTGCGGAGGGAAAAAGGTAATCCTTGCGCGGTGCAGATGCGGCGGTAAAGGTGAAGTGCTGGATCGCAAAGCGACCAAAGAACGTGGCGCACCGGTTTTCAAAACGTGTGAACGTTGCTCTGGTAATGGCTTCTCTGCTATCTCCTCGGCGACGGTACACCGTGCCATTCTGAAGCGTCTCCCGGACCTCCATCAGTCCTCATGGTCACGCAACTGGAAACCCTTTTATGAAATGCTGGTGGACACCCTGCGCCAGTGGGAGCGTCACGCGGCAGTAGAATTTGAGAAGGCAACAACTTATTAATAGGATCGGAGCAAATGGCGACACTTTTTTGCACGTTAGTGTTGACTTTGCATAAAAATGCCCTGTATGCTTCTGATTATGGAGTATAGCGCCTGTAGATAATTAACCTCTAAAAGCCCGCCACGTTGCGGGTTTTTTTGTACCCGTATTTCCTGCGCACCGCCCGCGCATTCATCACGTCGAACCAATCCATTTGAAATGAGCCTTTGAGGAAGTCGGTTAGCGCTGGCGAGCCTCGACGGGCTGGTTTCCTGTGCGGCAAAGGTTCATTTCAAAGTAAGGCATACGCATATCATGAGCATCACCCAAGAACGGCTGAAAGAGGTTCTGAAGTACGACCCTTTGACTGGTTTATTTGTTTGGATCAAGCGAACAAACTCACGGTCTACGCCTGGCAAAATAGCCGGGAACGCAGATACGTACGGCTATATCCAGATAATGATCGATAAGAAATTAATTTTCGCTCATCGGTTGGCTTTTTTGTATATGGACGGTGCGCTGCCGCCGGCTGATAAGTGTGTCGATCATATCAATGGCAATCCCAAAGATAACCGATGGGACAACTTACGTATCGTTACCCAGTTTGTTAATCAACAGAACAGACACAAAGTTCGAAAAGGGGCGAAGTCCAAGCTGATTGGAGCAAACTGGTGCAAAGCTCGCGGCGTATGGCGTTCCGCTATTCGCATCAACGGGCAACGTAAAGAGCTCGGTAGTTTCCAAACTGCGGAGTTGGCTCACGAGGCTTACATGAAAGCTAAAGCTGAAATGTGTCGTTAACGCCTGCACGACATCAAACCCGCCTGAGTGCGGGTTTTTTTATTCTCAGCAAGGTTTTTCCTCAATGCGTTTGTTATGTTGTATTTTTTAACTGAGGGTCAGTTGATGAGCGCAGATGAAAACTTGTTGAGTAAAATCCAGGAAGTACGGACGGTAGAGGATGTGGAGCAAGTCAATTTGGGCCTGTCTAAAGGCTGGGTGATTTTGAAGATCACCGAGAGCTCTACAGTCTGGGAAGATGGCAGCAAAAGCAGTCTTGTTACATATCACATGGGCAAGCCGAAGGCATTGCCGGTCTGATCAAGCCTTTATAAATCATAAATTTCAATCATATATAGGTCACCTCATGGTGGCCTTTTTTTGTTTCCCCTCAACCTTCTGAGAGGATCAACAGCAATAAGAGGGGGCAAAATGTCCGAACCTGTTTCCGGTTCCGCTGCGGCGGCAAGCGCTTTAACCGGTGCCAGTTTGTATGGCTTGTTAACTGGCACCGATTACGGCGTCGTGTTCGGTGCGTTCGCTGGTGCCGTGTTCTATGTCGCCACGGCTGCCGATCTGACGATTCTCCGCCGTTCGGCCTACTTCATCGTTTCTTACTTCGCTGGCGTGTATGGCTCCGGGCTGGTGGGCTCAATGCTGGCAAGCATCACCCATTACAGCGACAAACCGCTTGATGCGCTCGGCGCGGTTTTGCTTTCCGCGGTGGCGATTAAGACGCTCACCTTCTTCAGCGAGCAGGATCCCCTGTCGCTGCTGCAAAGGTGGCGGGGAGGGACAAATGGTAACAAGTGATCCGCTGGTGCTGACCAACGTGGTGACCAGTACCGCTATCGTTCTGCGCCTGATGATGTTTCGTAAGCCAGGCGGGCGACACAACTGGTGGGCGTCATGGCTTGCTTATCTGATCATCCTGGCTTATGCCACGGTGCCATTCCGTTTCATGTTCAACTTCTATTTCCATGCCCACTGGGCGACCGTGCTGATGAATCTCATCATCTGCGCTGCTGTATTCGCGGCGCGCGGTAACGTAGCCCGGATTTTTCACGTACTGAGGCCTGAATAATGCAGATTAGCGATAAGGGCATTGCGCTCATCAAACGGTTTGAAGGTCTGCGGCTGACGGCGTATCAGGACAGCGTGGGCGTGTGGACGATTGGCTATGGCTGGACGCAGCCGGTGGACGGGAAACCAATCCGCGCCGGAATGACCATCAAAGAGGAAACGGCAGAACGCCTGTTGAAAATCGGGCTGGTGAGCTACGAGAGCGACGTATCGAAGCTGGTAAAAGTGAAACTGACGCAGGGCCAGTTCGACGCACTGGTTTCCTTCGCCTACAACCTCGGCGCCCGATCACTTTCCACCTCGACCCTGCTGAAAAAGCTAAATGCAGGCGATTACCGCGGCGCTGCCGATGAGTTCCTGCGCTGGAATAAAGCTGGCGGGCAGGTGCTGGCTGGTCTAACCCGACGCCGTGAGGCAGAGCGTGCGTTATTCCTGGATGGTGCGTGATGAACCGCATAACTGCTATTGCATCAATTGCGGCGGTAGTCATTATCGCCGTTCTGGCTGTGCTGCTGGCGTTTGCAAAAGCTGACCTGTCCACTGCTGAGAGCGATAACCGCGTCCTGAAGAGCGACAACGCATTACAGGGGAAGGTGATTGCCACGCAGGCATTCAACGTGAACCGGTTTAACCAGGTGGCGCAACTGGCTGCCAGTGCTAACGCCGTGGTAGCTGGTGATGCCGAAAAAAACGTTATTGAATACCGGGAGATTCTTCGCCGTGAGAAAACCTGTGATTTGCCTGTTCCTGCTGACATTGCTCGCGGGTTGCTCGAGTACGCCTACCGTTTACGTGCCAGCGCAATGCACGCCGATTCCGGCCAGCCTGATACAGCCGATGTTAGTGCCGCTACCACCCGAGGGCTGACATATTGCCAGGCGGTGCTGTGGATTAAGCCTCTGCTCGCCACCATTGAGCAGGGTAACAACGACTTTGCCGGTATTCGAAATATTGAGCAACAGCGGCAAATGACAGCCAAAAAAAATCAATGACAATAATGTGATTTAGATCCATTTATTAATTTTGATAGGGAACAAATAATTGAATTAATAAGTCTAGCCCCAAGATCCTTTTATCCACAGATTGGCTGTGGATAAAGGAGATTGAAATGCTTGAAAAATATTATGCATATAATGGTCAAATGACCGAGAGTCAGTGGAAACGTCTAATTGCAGTACAGGCGGCGCTCGAAGTAGCAAAAGAATCAGCAAGAGCAACTACAGCATGTGTTCGTAGTGATAAGGTTGAAAACGATCTTGATTTCGCAGCTAAAAAAATCGAAGTGCTTGCTGACGCCATTCAATCTGCTCTAGATATTGAATGAAGAGTATTGAGATTAATAAAACCGCCTCCGGGCGGTTTTTTCTTTTTGTTATGGCTGCACATCTCTTATCCATTGATGGACTTATATTACGCTTCGCATGCGCTAAACAATCGAGAGTCTTTCAGTCGTGAGCCTGGGCAAACCGTTAACTTTCGGCGGATTTGCCGTGCGACAGGCTCACGTCTAAAAGGAAATACCACATGAAATATTTATCGCTACAGCAAGCGATGCTCGGCATGCGAGTCGTCATGACCGACGATGGCCTCATTTTGAAAAGTCCGGCAGGTAGCGCACATTACGATTTGAAAGGACGTCGCCATACAGTATGGGGTGATGCATCTTTCTTCCCTGAACATCTACGCGTTAAAGATAAGCGTAAACCGAAATGTGGCCACGTCAGTTACGGCAATGGCGAAATCGTTGGTCATCGGGCTGATGGTTCTGTGGCCTGGCGAATGGGGAAGATCGAAGAACCTACAAAAACGCCTGATGCTGCATTAGGTGAGCTGTCGGCTGTTTACACTCTTCCGCGTTACAAAATTAGTAGCGATATGAAGAGGCAGGAGCTGATTGCTAATGCTCTTGATGAAGCAATGCAGAGGTCCAATGAGGTATTTGCCGGATTTCCAGCAGATAAAACAGCGGTGGTTTTCTTGGCTGATCGCTGGGTAGCTATTGAAGGAGGCTATACGCCAGATGAAATTCGCGATGCTATTGAACACATCAAGCACAGACGTCTGACGAAGGAATTTGGCAAGGGGCTCGCTGATTTATCTCCATTTGCCGTTAAGGGCGGACAGGTATTTATCAAGGATGCAGTTATCCCGAAAGTTCAGTTGAGCCGTACTGAAACGGATCCGCGAAAAGGGTATGCCATAAATGTTGGCATCGGTCCCGAAATTAAGACCAGTGTGAAGCTATCCCCTGAAATGGAAAAAGCGATTTCAGATGTTGTATCTGCGGAACTGAAAAAGAATCTTCAGCCGGGTGGCACTATCTGGACTTCCTTGAAGCGTGGATTCTGACGGGGAGGATGTATGCGTATCACCGTATTGGATGACGATCCGGGGCGGAAAATTAATCTCGCTCGGGAACGATATAAAGTCTATATCGATGGCGTTGAAGTTAAGCACGTCTTCACTGCTGATGATGAAAAAGGCGAGGTGATTGCTGCCGTGCTGGATAATCGCGGTTACATGACGGCAGAGAACGGCGAAGTAAAGCGGCAATCGTTTTACGGGCGAGTAATCATCCAGCGTCAATAACCCCGATGGAGAAATTATGCAGGTCACTATTGATGGTGTCCCGTTTGTGCCTGCCTGCGCTTCAGCGTCACGGATTGGCATTTCCATTTCGACACATCAGCGCGCAGACGTTTTAAAACGTTCTCTCGAACAGCATCTGAGGCACCTGCCAGCCGGCGCGCTGGTAGTGGTAGTCGATGATGGTTCAAAACCTGCCGCAGTAGTGCCTGACGGCGTGCAGCTGCTTCGCCATGAAACATCACTCGGCATTGTTGCTTCTAAGAACGCCAGCTTAACCGCGCTGATGAACGCCGGGTGCGAACATCTTTTCCTTTGGGACGATGACGCCTGGCCCATCGCTGATAACTGGCACTTGCCATACCTCGAATCACCCGAACCGCACCTTGCTTACCAGTTTCTCGATCTGGCAGGGACGAATAAGCTGAAGGATATGGCGGTCCTGTACCGGGATGATAAGCACATCGCTTACACCGGGCAGCGCGGCGTGATGCTGTATTACCACCGTAGCGCTATCGAGAAGGTTGGTGGTTTCGATCGGGTATACGGTCGCGGCATGTACGAGCATCCCGATCTGGCGCTGCGCATTCACAACGCCGGGTTATCGACCTGGGCGTTCGCTGATGTGGTCGGCTCTGAAAAGCTGATTCACTCCATGGATGAGCATGAAGAGGGGACGCGCTCTATTCCCCGGCCTGACCGTGAAGCACTGGTGAAACGAAACGTCGGAATATTCAACGCCCGGCGGGATAGTGGTTATACCGGATTCGCTTCATATAGTACCAATCCGAATCTGGTGATTACGACGCTGCTTACGAGTCAGCCAGACCCACAGCGGGGCGGAAAAATGAAACCCGACCCGCGGGCTCTTCAGGTTTGGGCGGACTCAATATCCGGCGCGTTGCCGATTGTCCTGGCTGACGAATTAAAAGAGTCGCCAACTGGTGCTGATCTGGTTGAAGTCCCGCTGGTGGACATGAGCCCTTACTTTGCTCGCTGGCTTCACATCTATCAGTTTCTTCGTGCGCACCCTGAGTATCACCTTGTCTGGTGTACGGACGGTACTGACGTTGAAATGTTGCGAGAGCCCTGGGCAGAAATGGAGCCGGGTAAAATTTACGTTGGCTCAGAGCACAAGACGTATGCCGACGAATGGATGAAGGCAAATCACCACGGCAAAGCGTATAGCGATTTCATTCAGCAGTATCGTGATGAACCACTGCTGAATGCTGGGCTGCTTGGTGGCAGCCGTGAAGACGTAATGGAGTTTGCTCACCGGATCATCCGACAGCATTACCTGATTGAAAGCCACCGTTTCTGGAAGATGGAGACAGCACCCGCCACGCTGGTGGACATGGGCGCTTTCGGTATGGCAGCAAAATCTTTCGGAGATCGCATCGTTACCGGCCCGCGCATCCATACCGTTTTTAAAACTGATGGCTTCGGCAAGGAGTCTGCGTGGTGGAAACATAAATAATAGAGATATGTATTATGGGTAAATCTTACATGTGCCTGAGTGAAGACAAGAAAATGGTTGTATTTTTTGCTCCAAAATTTCGACTAAAGGCCAGTTGCCTGGCCCTTAAAATTACTTCGGCATAAATTGCTTCAATTCAGTAGATAGCTTTTGAAATGCTGGGTAGTCGTATTGAGTCAACTCAATCAAAAGATTATTTTTTTCTGCATCAGGCAGTCTCGCGAATAATAAACCAAGGGCCAATTTAAGTGCTGTTACCTCGGTTGCTACGTCTTCCAGAGTGTCACATGTTGTTGAAAGCTTTAGCCCTTCGATATATCTGATGTTAGACATATTGTTTTCCTTATCCAGAGGTAATCAGCCATCCCTCTGCGCTGAGTGCGCCAGTGTCCCACCACTGACGGGCTGAATGATTACCTTAACCAGGGTTAAAGCGAAGCAACACCCTGATATTCAAACAGTAGCCGCCATCGTGCGGCATTTTTATTGGAGATTCGCTGGTGGCTGAAGAGATTAAGTTTGTGGTGGTCGGCCATCACACCCGCTTAGGACATGCACAACGTCTTGCTGCGCTGCTGGATGCTCATCTGCTGATTGATGACGGTAACCACGGCGCGAACTGGAATCACCGACGCGCACTTGAATGGGCTGCTGAGCAACCTTGCCGGGTAGTTGTTGTTGAAGATGATGCGATGCCAGTGGACTTGTTCTTCACTTCAGTCACGAGCTGGCTTAACCGCTTCCCGGAATCGCTGGTGAGTTTTTACCTGGGCACTGGCCGACCACCTCAGTATCAGATGCAGGTAGCCGAACGTCTGATTGTTGCTGACAAGACACGGTCTGACTTCATCACGCTGCCGCGCCTTATACACGGCGTGTGCTACAGCGTACCGCCTCAGCATATTGAACGAGTCCTTTCTCGATGGGACAGCAGTAAGCCAGCCGACTATGCAGTCGGGGATGCCTATGGCGGCGCGGTGGTTTATCCGTGTTACTCGCTGGTGGACCATGCCGATGGTGAGCCGGTTGAGCGTCACCCGGACTCAGCACCACGTATAGAACGCCGCCGGGCGTGGAGGTTGCATGTCTAAGCTAACAACGTTAAAGCCACGCCTGAAAGCCATTGATACGCGACGCATAAAGCCGATCTACGGTGAGCAGCGCCGCATAAGTGGAAGTGCAAGGGTGAGTTTGAAGCGACGTATCTATGCGCGTGACAATGGTCTCTGCTGTATGTGTAATCGGGTTGTTGATTTGACTGACAGTGAACTCGACCACCGTATTGCGCTTCAGTTCGGAGGCGATAACTCGGAGCACAACCTGTGGACGCTCTGCACTGAATGTCACGCAGGTAAGTCTGCACGTGAAGTTGCCACCGGTCAGCCTGATGAGCAGGCCCTGAAGCATGAGGTGCCTGAAGGCGATCAGGCATCAGGATTTGTAGGGCTTTGAGTCCAGCCAACCCCGGGGGGGTATCATCCAGAGTAAACATCGATCGCCCTGGACACCTCGCCCCCTCTCATTCGCAGAAAAAATCCCCCTCTGGAGGGTGTAAACATGTTAACAGCGCAGAAGCGGAAATATGCTCTCGCGCTGATGTCCGGGATGTCTCAGAAGGATGCGGCAATAAAGGCGGGATATTCTGAAAAATCCGCGCGTTCCAAGGGGTCGCAGCTTGCTAAAGACCCGGAGGTCATCGCGTTTATTGAGCGGAAAAAACGAGAAAAAGTTGAGGTGGATGACGAACCTGCGTATCGCAGGAATGTTTATACCCCAGCAGTAAACACTCCTGAAGAAAAACGACCTCCTGCGGCATCGTCCGCCGGTGAGTATGAAGACCCTCTCGACTTCCTGAAATCGGTTATGAACAACGTTGGTTACGAAATCGAAACCAGGAAAGATGCTGCAAAGGCCATGCTGCCTTATATGCATCAGAAGAAAGGTGAGGGCGGTAAGAAGGATGCAAAAGCTGAGGCTGCCAAAAAAGCGGCCAATAAGTTTGCCATTCAGCAACCGCCGAAACTGGTGGTTAATAATCGCGGGAATACATGATGCCAGAGTGGACAACTGCCTGCCCTGACTGGGCGGAGCGCCTGAAGAAAGGCCAGTCTATTATTCCTGCACCGATTTACCCGGAGCAGGCAGAAATAGCTCTGAACGTTTTCAGGCAACTGAAAATCGTTGATGCTCCAGGATCGCCAACGTTCGGTGAATCCTGCGCGCAGTGGGTTTTCGATCTCGTTGCAGCGCTGTTCGGCTCGTATGATGCCGAAACTGGCCGCAGGCACATTACAGAAGTGTTTGTGCTCATCCCCAAAAAAAACTCCAAGTCTACGCTGGCCGCCGGGATCATGATGACGGCGTTGCTGCTTAACTGGCGTCAGGCTGCCGGGTACACCATCATCGCCCCGACCGTAGAGGTGGCGACAAACGCTTTTAACCCGGCGCGTGACATGGTAAAGCGGGATGATGATCTGGATGACCTCTGCCAGGTGCAGACACACATCAGGACAATCACCCACAGGGGAACGGACACGACGCTGAAAGTGGTGGCTGCCGACCCCAACACCGTTTCGGGGATTAAATCTGTCGGCACGCTCATTGACGAGTTGTGGCTTTTTGGTAAGCAACATAACTCCGAAGATATGCTGCGTGAGGCAGTCGGTGGCATGGCATCACGACCTGAAGGCTTTGTGATGTACACAACCACGCAGTCCAACGAACCGCCGGCTGGCGTGTTTAAGAAAAAGTTACAGTACGCCCGTGATGTTCGCGACGGAAAAATTCACGACCCGCATTTTCTTCCGGTGATATTTGAGCATCCACCGGAAATGGTTGCCAGCGGAGAGCATCTTCTTCTGGATAACCTCGCGATGGTTAACCCCAACCTGGGTTACTCCGTTGACGAGCAGTTTCTTTACCGCGAATACAACAAAGCGAAAGAGGCCGGGGAAGAAGACTTCCGTGGCTTTATGTCCAAGCACGCCAACGTTGAAATCGGTCTCGCCCTGCGCGCTGACAGATGGTCAGGGGCAGATTTCTGGGAGCAACAGGCAAGGCGCGTCACTTTTGACGATATTTTGCGCCGTGCTGAGGTGGTCACCGTTGGTATCGATGGCGGTGGTCTCGATGACCTTCTCGGCCTGGCTGTTATCGGGCGCGATCGCCAGACGCGCGAGTGGTTATGCTGGTGCCATGCATGGGCACATACCATCGCCCTGGAAAGGCGAAAGAGCGAAATTTCAAAATTAAAGGATTTTGAGGGGGCCGGTGACCTGACGATCGTTAAGCGGGTAGGCGAGGATGTTGAGCAAGTTGCAGAGTACGTCAGCCGGATTTATGAAGCCGAACTGCTGGACAAAATCGGGATTGACCCCTCTGAGGTAGGGCAAATTCTTGATGCGCTCAGTGAGGCAGGCATTCCTGATGAGGCTGTAACCGGGGTCAGCCAGGGCTGGAAACTCGGCGGCGCCATTAAGACTACCGAGCGAAAGCTGGCTGAGGGTGTTCTGCTTCATGGTGGTCAGCTTCTGATGGCATGGTGCGTAGGAAACGCCCGTGTGGAGCCGAAAGGCAACGCCATACTCATCACCAAACAGGCCAGCGGGAAGGGGAAAATTGACCCTCTTATGGCCACATTCAACGCCGTTACGTTAATGGCTCTTAACCCCGAACCGGTCAAAAAAGACTACCAGGTATTTTTCGTTTAACACACACGTCAGTTAATTGCCCGCGCATGCGGGTTTTTTCATTTCTGGAGGCCAGCAAATGACGCTTAAACGCGCCTGCACCCTCATGACGGTGAAGTCGGTAAATGAGGATGAGCGGATTATCACCGGCATCGCCTCAACACCGTCTCCCGATCGTGACGGTGACATTATGGAGCCGGAGGGGGCGAAATTCCGCAGCGATACGCCGTTCCTCTGGCAGCACGACCGCTCTCAGCCTATTGGCACCTGCACGCCAAAAATGGTGAAAGAGGGGTTGCAGATCACAGCAAAGCTCGTGAAACCAACCCCTGACATGCCATCCCAGTTAATCGCACGTCTTGATGAAGCGTGGGCTTCGATTAAGGCGGGGCTGGTACGCGGCCTGTCGATTGGGTTCCGCCCAATTGAGTATTCCTTCCTGGATGAAGGCGGTATTCGCTTTTTGTCCTGGGACCTGCTTGAGGTCTCGGCGGTGACCATTCCGGCCAATGCCGAATGCTCCATCCAGACCGTTAAATCTTTCGATCGCCAGTTTCTCGCCGCGTCAGGCAATGAGAAACCGGTAATGAAAACCTCTAAAACCGCTGGCGCTACAGCACCCAAAACCAAAAAAGGAAACATTTCGATGAATATCGCTGAACAGATCAAAAGTTTTGAAAATAAGCGTGCGGCGCTGGCAGCTTCACAAAGTGACATCATGAGCAAAGCATTCGATGAAGGCCGTACCCTCGATGCTGAAGAAACTGAAAGCTATGACAACGTTTCTTCTGAGATCAAATCTGTAGACGAACACCTGAAACGTCTTCGTGATATGGAAGCCAGCATTGCAGCCACGGCTAAACCGGTAACAAAAACTGCCAATGGCGAAGTCACCACCGTTAAGGCAAACGCGCCGGGGATCATTCGCGTTGAGCAAAATCTGGAGAAAGGTATCGCCTTTGCCCGTTTTGCCAAGGCACTGGCGGCGGCAAACGGCAGCCGTTCTGAAGCGCTGGAAATTGCACGTAAGCAGTACCCGGATGATGCGAAACTTCACCATGTGCTGAAAGCCGCTGTTGGTGCTGGCACAACGACCGATCCTCAGTGGGCTGGTGCGCTGGTGGAGTATCAGGAATACGCAAATGATTTTGTTGAATTCCTCCGCCCGCAGACCATTATCGGTCGTTTCGGTCAGGGTGGTATTCCTGCCCTGCGTCAGGTCCCGTTCAACATTCGCATTCCGGCACAAACTTCCGGCGGATCTGCAAGCTGGGTAGGTCAGGGTAAGGCCAAGCCGCTGACCAAATTCGACTTTGAGTCCATAACGTTCAGCTTCGCCAAAGTCGCAGCCATTGCGGTGCTGACCGATGAGCTGATCCGATTCTCCAATCCGGCAGCTGATGCACTGGTGCGTAATGCGCTGGCAGAAGCGGTCATTGCCCGTCTTGATACGGACTTCATCAGCCCATCAAAATCTGAGGTTGCCAACGTCTCTCCGGCGTCCATTACCAACGGCATTACCGCCGTCCCGTCTACCGGAAACCCGGATGACGACGCGGCTGCGGCATTTGGCGTGTTTGTTGCGGCCAACCTTCAGCCGAACGGTGCTGTCTGGCTGATGTCCAGCACTACGGCACTGGCACTGTCCATGCGCAAGAATGCGCTGGGCCAGAAGGAGTACCCGGAAATGACCCTACTGGGCGGTACTTTCCAGGGCCTTCCAGTGATTGTCTCTCAGTACGTTGGCAACCAGCTGGTGCTGGTAAACGCACCGGATATCTACCTCGCTGATGATGGTGGCGTGGCGGTCGATATGTCCCGCGAAGCGTCTCTGGAAATGGAAAGCGATCCGGCTGGTGACAGCATTACACCAACTGGTACCGAGCTGGTTTCCATGTTCCAGACGAACAGCGTGGCTATTCGTGCCGAGCGCTGGATCAACTGGAAGCGTCGCCGTACTGCCGCAGTAGCGGTGATTTCCGGCGTCAACTACGGCGCTGGCGCAGGCAGCTAATTACCGAAGGAGGGCGGGGGAATCCCCGCCATTAACATGGCAAAAATCAGATATCTGCAACGCACCCATGACTCAATTGCGGGAGACATAAAGGCCGTGGACGATCGGTGCGCAAGGGTGCTGGTGCTGCTCGGTAAGGCTGAATATTTCACCGAGGTAACTACCGGGGTGAGGAAGAACAAGCGTAAAGCGGAGAACGGTTAATGTGGAATCCTTTCCGAAGAAAAGAGGGGCAAATCAAAAATCTACAGCAGCCTGTCAGCCGTGGCGGCTGGACGCCAATGTTCAGTTATGTCCATGAACCCTTCGCCGGGGCGTGGCAGCAGAACATGGAAATTAGACCCAAAACGGTTCTCTCCTATTATGCTGTGTTTTCCTGCATATCTCTGATCGCAAGTGATATCGCTAAAATGCCTCCGCGCCTGATGAAACAGGATTCAAACGGCGTTCGGAGGGAAATTAAAACCGGGAAGATAGCCGCGCTGTATTCCAGGCCAAATGCCTTTCAGAATCGCATCCAGTTCTTTGAGCACTGGCTGAATTCCAAGCTGTGCGAAGGCAATACCGTTGCGCTCAAGATCCGGAACAATCGCGGTGAAATAACTGAGCTGAGGCTGCTGGACTGGAACAAGGTTACGCCGCTGGTGGCTGATGATGGATCTGTCTTCTACCAGATCAACCCGGATAACATGGCGGGCATTGATTCAACTGTGACAGTACCGGCACGAGAGGTTATTCACGATAGGTTCAACTGTCTGTTCCATCCCCTTATTGGTCTTTCCCCGATTTATGCTGCTGGTCTGGCTGCAATGCAGGGTCACCATATTCAGGAAAGCTCGGCGTACTTTTTCCGCAATGGTGGGAAACCCAGCGGTGTTATCGAGGTTCCGGGCTCGATTACGGAAGAGAACGCCAGGAAGATCAAAGAAAACTGGGATACTGGTTATACCGGGGAAAATGCGGGTAAAACCGCCATTCTGAGCAATGGTGCGAAATATGTTCCCCGTACGGTCTCAGCTGCTGATGCGCAGACTGTCGAACAGCTCCGCATGACCGCGCAGATTGTCTGTTCCGTGTTTCACGTGCCAGCTTATAAGGTTGGCATCGGTGAGCTGCCGACACATGACAATATTGAGGCGCAGGATCAGCAGTATTACTCGCAGTGTCTTCAGTCCCTGATTGAATCCATCGAATTGCTGCTGGATGAAGCGTTTGAGCTTGAAGGCGATACAGGAACTGAGTTTGACGTTAATGCGCTGCTGCGTATGGACAGTGAACGCCGTATCAAATCCCTGGGCGAGGGGGTGAAAAATACCATCCTCACACCAAACGAAGCGCGAAAAAGTGAGAACCTTCCCCCGCTGGCCGGCGGTGATTCTCTTTACCTACAGCAGCAGAATTTTAGCCTTGAGGCGCTGGCGCGCCGTGATGCTTCGGATGATCCCTTCGGTAAAAGCAGTTCGTCACAGTCTTCAACCTCCGGGAATGAAGGAAAGGCTTTAACCGACGCCGAGCAATCGGCGGCCAAAGCCATGATCAGAGGATTTCTTACAAAATGAACGAACGCGAACTATCCCTGATAAAGGTGCTGGGTGAGGAATTTGGTCAGGTTCTCGCTGAAATGCGTGACAGCTTCAGTAAAAACCTTCAGGCGCAGCGAGAGGAATATGAAGAAAAGCTATTGAGGCTCGCAAAGCAGGTTGAAGAAATCAGCAATGCGCCCGATCCCGACATTGAGAGCATGGTAAAGGCGGCCATCGCTCATTTACCTGCGCCGACAGCACCAGGATTGCCGGATATTGCCACTATGGTCAGCGATGCGGTAGCTGCAATCCCGGCACCGCGCGACGGTAAAAGCGTCACGCCTGAAGACGTCCAGCCGATGATTCAGGAGCTGGTCAGGAATGCCGTGGCAGAAATTCCTACGCCGAAGGATGGTAAGGATTTTGACCCTTCCATGCTTAAACAGCTCGTTGAGCAGGCCGTAAGCGATGCGGTATCCACAATGCCAGCCGCTGAACCGGGTAAGGATGGCGCAGATGGTCGGGACGCGCTGGCTCTTGAAATTCTCCCCTTTATTGATGAAGAGAAAAGCTATCCGCGTGGCAGCTATGCAACGCATAACGGCGGCCTGTGGCGCGCTTACGAGAAAACCCATGGCATGCGAGGCTGGGAGTGTCTTGTTGATGGCGTGGCGGGTATTGATATTCAGCAATCAGAGCAGCGTTGCTTCACCCTGAAGGTTAACCGCACCAGTGGCACCAGTGAAACCAAATCCTTTGACGTGCCTGTAATGATTTATCAGGGCGTATTCAAATCCGGTCAGGAATATCTGCCTGGCGACACGGTTACATGGGGCGGCTCCCTGTGGCACTGCGACGAACGGACGCAGGACAAGCCGGGTGAGGCTGGCTCGAAAGGCTGGACGCTGGCAGCTAAGCGTGGCCGCGACGGGAGGGATAAAACGTGATTGAACTTGTGACGCTGGCTGAGATTAAGGATCACCTGCACATTGATCATGATGCTGACGACGGGCCGCTTAAGGAAAAAATTCAGGAAGCCAGTTCTGTGTTACTGGCTTTTATACAGGGAAGCCGTGACAAGGTTGTTGATGAGACAGGAAAGTTAATCGAAGGTGAAGCGTTAAGCCGGATGAAGGCTGCTACGATGCGTCTGGTGGGCATGCTGTACCGAAACCCTGATCTGGCTGACAAGGAAGATTTACTGCATGGGGAGCTTCCATTTTCTGTGTCGTTTTTGATTCATGACCTTCGTCTTCCAACAATTATTTGAGGGCATTCATGGCTATATCCGCTGGTAAGCTCATACAAATTATTGTGATACAAAACCCCGTACATATTCGTGACAAATCAGGCCAGCCTGTTGAAACATGGGTAGATTGTGAAACCATCCGCGCAGATATCAGAGGTCGGAGCGGAAGAGAATTAATGGCGGCCGGTGCCGAAATTGCTCAGGCTGATGTCAGGGTATGGGTTCGCGGAAAATCTGGAGAAACTATAACAGCGGCATCCAGGCTAAAGGTTCAGAGTGGGCCATACCGAGGCAAAACCCTTAACGTTATAGGCCCGCCAATACCCGATGAAAAGGGGGAACGCCTGGAGATATTGTGCAAGCTGGGAGCTGAAAAATGATTGAGACGAGCCTCGATTTTTCCGGCCTGAATGACATCGCAAAGGATCTGGAGGCGCTTAGCCGCGCTGAAAACAATAAGGTTCTTCGTGATGCCACGCGCGCCGGTGCGGAGGTGCTTAAGGACGAAGTGATCGCACGTGCACCGGTACGCACCGGAAAACTGAAAAAAAACGTGGTGGTTGTTACCCAAAAAAGCCGCCGCCGCGGGGAGATTTCTTCCGGCGTCCATATTCGTGGCGTTAACCTGCGCACCGGAAACAGCGATAACACGATGAAGGCGAATAACCCGAGAAACGCCTTTTACTGGCGATTCGTTGAGCTGGGCACCGCGAACATGCCTGCACATCCGTTTGTGCGACCCGCTTACGATACTCGCGAGGAAGAGGCCGCCAGCGTCGCCATTGCCAGGATGAATCAGGCTATTGATGAGGTATTGAGCAAGTGAATGAAGATAATATCTACGCCTTGCTTTCTTCCCTGGCAGAAGGACGGGTATACCCCTATGTTGCGCCATTAGGTAGTGACGGGAAACCGTCTGTCTCTCCACCCTGGATTATCTTTTCCATCGTCGATGATGTTTCCGCTGACGTACTGTGTGGCCAGGCAGAGAGCAGGGTTTCCGTTCAGGTCGATGTGTATTCCACTTCGATCGCTGAATCACGATCCCTGAGAGATTTGGTGCTCGCTTCGCTTGAGCCGTTAACCCCTACAGAGGTGGTAAAAATCCCCGGGTACGAGCCAGATTATCGGCTCTACCGTGTCACCCTGGATTTTAAAGTTACCCCCTGACAATTAATTCACCCAACGAACCCGCCTGATGGCGGGTTTTCTTTTTCCAGGAGACAGCTATGTCTGCACTTTATGAAAAATCGCAGCTGACGAAGATCCTTATTTCCTCCCTGCCAGCCACCAAAGAAACGATGGATTCCGCAACCTTCCTCGATCTGAGTTGCACCATCAAAGAAATTCAGTTCACCGGTGGTCAGAAGCAGGATATCGACGTAACAACACTTTGCTCTACCGAGCAGGAGAACATCAACGGCCTGCCTTCTCCGTCAGAAATCTCTCTGTCCGGCAACTTCTACAAGAATCCGGCGCAGGACGCCTTGCGTGAGGCCTATGACAACGATACGACCTACGCTTTCCAGGTTATCTTCCCGTCCGGCAAGGGCTTTAAGTTCCTAGCTGAAATACGCCAGCACACCTGGTCTTCAGGTACCAACGGCGTAGTGGCGGCAACGTTCTCCCTGCGCCTGAAAGGTAAGCCTGAAAACATCGAGTCTGGCTCCTGAGAGGTCGCATGAAGAATATTAAAAATCTCGCCCTGGCTAAGATGTCGGGATTTCGTCATAAGACGGTCGCCGTTCCTGAGTGGGAAGGCGTCAAAGTGGTTCTCCGTGAGCCGTCTGGAGAAGCCTGGCTGCGCTGGCAGGAGGTGGTGAAAGCGGGTGCTGATGATGAAAATGTGTCGGTATCGGAAAAGGCACACCGTAATCTTTGCGCTGACGTGGTGCTCTTCATTGACGTCCTGTGCGACACCGATAAGCAACCGGTATTCAGCGTAGACGAAGAAGAGCAGGTGCGTGAAATCTACGGCCCCGTCCATTCACGCCTGCTCAAGCAG